CGATGATCGCTTCATGAGTGCCGGACACCACCACCCAGTTCTTACGTTCCTGTCGGATGCACTTTTGGGACTTGTAGTTAACCTTTTTGGAACGCCCCTGCACCATGTTGCCGATATAGGTTTCGTTTTGCAGCATGTCGGAAATGCGTTCGCTGCTCCACTTACCAGAGTAAGGGCCGGTGCGCCCCAAAGTCAAACCCGCATAGGTCGCCGGCGTTGGAATCTTTTCCGCGTTCAGCCGGACGGCGATCTGCCGGCAGGATATTCCCTCGAGTGCTATGCCGAAGATGCCTCGTACCACGGGAGCCACTTCTTCGTCGATGACGATCCGGTTTTTCTCCGTCGGGTGCATTTTGTAACCGTAGCTCGGTTTTCCGCCGATGAACAACCCCTTGCGCTGTTTGTCGTGCTTAACGCTTTTAATTTTCTTAGAGATATCCTTGGCGTACATGTCGTTCATGATGGCGCGGAAGGGCGTGATGTCGTTGGCGGTGCTGTCCACGCCGGTGTCGATGCCATCCAGCAGGGATATGTAACGCACCCGGTTTTCAGGGAAGTACCGCTCCATGTAATGACCGGTCAGAATGTAGTCACGTCCGAGACGGGAAAGGTCCTTGGTGACGACCATGTTGACCTTTCCGGCTTCAATATCAGCAATCATGCGCACGAAGCCAGGCCGGTCGAAGTTCGTGCCGCTCCAGCCGTCGTCAATGTAAGTGTCGAAAATGTCCAGCCGCCGCTCTTGTGCAAAGGTTTTGAGCATGGAGAGCTGATTGGAAACGCTTTCGGATTGCCTTTCACTATCATCCTCCTTTGATAACCGAATGTATAATCCCACATGATAATCCATTGGGTTGCTTATTTCTAAAGTCATACGTTGCCTCCGGAAATAAGCGACCATTCATTATGGACATCATACACCCGGAATGCCGGATGATGCAAGTTTGCGGCCGATGTTTTCAAGCTCCTGCTGAAGGAACAGACGAAAGGAACGGGATAGGATCAGGCGGATGTCGTCTCCCTTATCGAGAAAGAAGCATTGTACCAATATTTCCTGTTTGCTCATATGACTCACCTTCTTCTTAGCAATTCGTACTAGTAATAGATATGCAAGTCATGTCAGGTTTTGCCTGTCCTGAAAAGTAAAAGCCGGGCCAATAAATTGGCTCGGCTTTTCTATTGACATGAAACGACAACTTTTTTATAATTATGGCAAAGGCGGTGATGACAATGGAAAACGAAAAATGGAAAGCGCGGGTTATTGAACGAGCCATGCGCCGGGACGGGTGCATCTATTTATACACAACTTTGCCTTTAAAACTTTAGAGAATATTTCAGCCGCCTTAAACAGCTTTATTCTCTAACACGGTCAGTTCACGGCGGTTGTTTTCTATAAAGTCAATCACACGCCGGTGCTGGTCGGCAAAGTTAAACTCAATCTTGATTCCGCCGCCTTCACACACATAGATGGTGTCTACCAGTTCAACCAGTATTCCACGTTCAAGGCGGCTGATGTTCCTGTACTTCAAGAAACTTTCCAGATACGGTTCGTCTGACTTGACACCTTGCGACATTGTCTGAATTTCTTCATTCAGGTTATGGATTACCTGCCGAAACTGTTCGGCCTGTTCCTCAAATTTAACCTTCATCCTGCGGTATTCGTCTCGTGTGATGTCGCCGTTTTTCCAGTCCAGATAGAGACTGTCGATGACACCGCCGAGCTTATCAAGTTCTCCCGTGCGGAGCTTCAGCATATGGTTCAGCCGTGTTGATTGGGTATGTACGATGGGGGCGCTGTTGATGGTTTCAATGATCCCGGTAAGCGTATCCACCAGCTCAATCTGCTTTTGGATTGCTATAAGGACGGCCTGCTGCAAGACATCTTCCCGGATGGAATGCTTCGTGCATTTCGTCTTTGACTTCTCGTTATACGTCCTGCACGAGTAGTACACAATGTCTTTGGATTGTTTGCGTGTCAGCGCCTTTTTACAGTCGGCACAGCGGAGGAAGCCCGAAAACAAATGCAGTTCCTTATGCTCTAGAGCTGTCCGTGTGTCGCGCTGCTGCAAGCCCTGTACTTTGTCGAAGGTGTTCCGGTCGATGATCGGCTCATGGGTATTCTCCTTGATAAACCATTCATCTTCGGGAACCAGCACCTTATTATGTACCTTATAGCTGATGACCTTTTGCCTGCCCTGTACCATGTTGCCGATATACATCTGGTTTTTGAGAATCCGGGCAATCGTGTTGGCGTTCCAGAGGCCGTCGTTGACATCCACATACGGGTTGCTGTATGCTAATCCGTTTTTTCGTTTGTATGCAGTCGGGTTTGGTATGCCCATTTCATTGAGCCGTCTGGCAATCCCGTTTTTACTCGATCCCTCCTGTGCAAACCAGTGAAAGATGTCCCGGACAACATGGGCCGCTTCGTCATCAATGATAAGGCTGTTTTTGTCCTTTGGGTCTTTTGCGTAACCATATGGCGCGAAAGCCCCGATAAATTCCCCGTTTCGCCGTTTGGTATTAAAAGTGTCGCGGACGTCGTTAGAAGTCTTGCAGGCAAAACGGTCATTCATCAAGCCTGTAATCGGAACCTCCAGATTTTGTATCGTTTCCGGCCGCAGAAAGCTATCGACCTTCGGATCGCCAATGGTAATAAACCGGGTGTCATGGAGGGGGAAGTAGCTTTCCAAGAAATAACCCTGATCGGAGTAATTCCGAAAGGCACGGGAAAGATTTTTGCAGAGAATGCAATTGACCTTCCCGGCCTCGACGTCTTGCATCATCCTCTGAAAACCGGGACGCTCGTAATCTGTTCCCGTCAGTCCGTCGTCAATATAAAAATCGACGACGATATATTCCTGCTCAAAGAAATGCTCCAAATAATCCATCGTGATCTTTTTTTGATTGGTAACGCTCAAACTCTCGTCGTTCCCGTCATCCTTTGAAAGACGGATGTATATGGCAATATGCCAAACCACCCTTTCCCTCTCGACCCTGCCTGCACTATCTCGCGATTTACGAATGCGAGCCATTTTGCCTCCTTCCCTCCATAATCACGATATTATTATACCATATAGCGCGGTTTTGCCAAAAAAATCAACCGCTTTTGAGGCCCAGAAAATAACTGCCCAGCAAGCTGTCAAGCTCCTTGCCATCCGGCTTAAAGGATATTTGAACCGGCGTTTTCCCACATAGAAAGCAGTAAGGGTTTTTGATCTGCTCCAGATAATTTTGCATCCTCTGGGCGGGCGGCAGGGATGTATCAATCTTTACGGAAGTTATATCCACCAACCCGCTTTTGTTGACCTGTTCGATCTCCATCCGGCCCATCTCGGCCAATTGGCTACTGGTTAGCATACGCTTCGCTCCTTTTAGGGGTATTCCATATAGCGTATGCGGAGCCGCTTGTACAATATGCTGTCGAAACAGGTTGGTTTCGTGCAAAGCACGTTGCATGTCTTTAGCCTCCTTTCTCTCATTACATGTGAAAAGGAACACCATGCGCCACAAACCGCACTACGTGGCTTGTGGCGACAGGTCTTCTATCTCATCGAAATGGTCATATCACCGAGAAAGGTATATTCGGATCACATGGGCGTTTGCCATGTAGCTATTTCTTCTTTCCAAACGAAATGTATCGTATTGTTGGAACGGCTTGACCGTTCCTCGGCCCACCCCCGATACAGGGAATATTCAGGTCTGTTTGTAGCCCCGATGCATGTACGCACCGCAAACATCCGTGATACCGCCGACAGGTGACCGGCAGTGTCGATCTGCCGCAAGCCTTATTCGCAGTACCCCCCAGCCAAGGAGCTTATAGACGGTTTCCATATCCGCTGTGGGTTATGGCGATCCGGCCCACCACAAGCCGGTTTAAAGGCGCAAATTCGTCGCTCGTACCTTTGATACAATCGTTTTGACGGGCCTCTCTGACCGGCCCGCAGGTAGTCATGGCGTTTGCCCTTGTGTCGCTCTGCCGTTCCTCGCAGCACACAACGGAAGGAAAGCCTGAATACTGGATATGAACAGGACAAAGGCTTGTCCTGCTGTTTGTCAAGGTTCCGCAGGTCGTCGTCGGCCTGTAAAAACGCATCCTGTTATATGAAGGGTGCGCTTTTACAGAATGGCGGTAGCGCCCATTTCGGGGCTGCATTTTCGCGTACAGCCCCTATAGAGCGCGCTTTTCATATGGGTTTAAAGCTCAATATTTTGGTAATCAGTTTAGTTTCCAGTCTGCGGCACATGTCTTCATCTATGCAGCTAAAAACGTTGCCA